CACCGGATTTTTTGCTGGAATCTTTAGGTAAATCAGCTTGGTTGTATTTTATGCCTCTGTAAGTTGAAGTCATATCTACCTCCAGTTCTCGTATCGATTTCGTACATAGTCTCACGACTACACCCTTCTCAACGCGTTCCTTCGGAATAACTTTCGGTCTCGTTCGGCGGATGCCTACTTGCTTTCCCCACGAATGTGGGAGGTTTTCAGATTATCCTACTTCCGTCTTATAAAAATAAGATGAACGTATTATTATTTATACGATTTAATTACCTAGATGTGACACCTTCCATAACACTAGATGCTCTGGAAAATGGATTTGAAATTGTTGTAGTGGTGACTACGCTTGAAATATTATCACCATCTCTTTTCACACTGGTGACAACAGAATCACCACCGCCTTGATTTGCTTTCTCTAATGCATTATCAAATGATTGTGAATTCATTAGTTCACCATCAAACTCTGTTGAATCTTCTAGCATTTGGTCAAACCCCATATCTGAACCTGTAGCAAATGCTAATTCTTCTTCTTCTTTCTTTTTTGCTGCTGCTTTTAATTCTTCTTCTTTCTTTGCAGCATCTTTTACTTTTATTTCTGCTTTCTTCTTCGCAGCATTATCAGTAGCCATTTTTGGTATCTGAGGTAAATCTATTTCAAATCCAAGTAAACCTGCTACACCTTCTACAATGCCTAATATGAAATTAACTATCGATCCAATTGCATTTACAATATGTGCAAATGCATCTTTTAGATAAGCAACCATTACAAAAATCATATCAAAGACTGATGTAAATCCTAACGCTTTTGATAAAGCTTTTAATCCAAAAGCAATTCCTAATACTAGAGCGGTAATTATAGCTACTGGTGCTAGCATTGGTCCTATTACTGCTAGAATACCTTTTAATGCTGCTCCTAGAGTAGTCATCATTCCTACAAAGAATTTCACCATACCAGGAATAAATGCATTCATCATAAAGACTTTAAATGCTGTTCCAACTTTAGTAAGCATATTTGTTAATTTAATAACTGGACCAGAACTCATAATGCTTTGATACATACTTAGAATTCCTGGAATAAATGTCTTCATCATAAAAATTTGGAATAGTTTAATTGCTCGAAGAATTTTTGCAATAAATCCGATAACTTTAGGTAAGAGTGCTAATGCAACACCTGATAATAACATCCAAGAATCACCTAATCCACTCATCACCATTGAGAAGTCACCAGTAATTATTCCTGTAATTAAATCTATAACTCCACCAACTTGGTCAATTAAGCTCTCCATTATCTCTTGGAATTTTTCTGGGTCTAAAAATAGTAATGCAAAACCAGCTAATCCAGCTAATACCCCCGCACCCGCGAGTGCGCCACTGATTGCGTCGTCCATCTTGTTTGCGGTATCTTCTGCCCAAAAGGCTATCTGTCCTAATCGTGAGTTAGCTAATTCATTTTGCTTTTGTGCTTCTCTTCGGTTCTCTTCACTTTCTGCACTAGATTTAATTTGTTCTAACTGTTTCATTGCAAGATCTTGCGCTTGCATATCACCAGATTCAATAGCGTCTTTTAATGCTTGGCTACTTTCTTCAAACTGCATTTGTAGCATTGCAGCGTTTTCTCTACCAGATTCATCTAGTCCACTAAATCTACCATTTAAATTTGCTAATTGTCTTTGTAAATCTAATTGTGCGGTAGAATCTGCTTCAAGTAATTTTGTTGACCTAGCATTTTCTTCTATTAAGTCTTCTAGCGTACGAACAACCGGGTCATTCTGTAATCTTTTTTCCTGGGCTTCTAATACTTTATCTACATTACTTAGAATATCTTCGGATTCTTCTAAACGGTCTGCGATAAGGTCTGCATTATTAGGATCTTTTTCTAATGCAAACTTAACACCATTAATAGCACGACTTAAAGAATTAGCAAGAGTCGTTTGACCCCTGTTCATAGCTTCGTCTACTTTCTTCTGACCCTCTTGGAGTTTAATCTGAATTTGTTGTCTATCTAATTGTTTTTGAGCAACTTCTTTTTGTTTCTCTAGAATCTTATCAGATGTAGACTTCGGCGTTCTTGGCGCCGGTGCTTCTTTTTCTGGTTTCTTATCTTCTGCCATTTATTTTACCTTGAATGTTTACCATTTCCTTTATTATTTCCAGAATCATACTCTGTTAATGCTTTGAAATAGTTTCTTCTTGCAATATTAACTTTATACCAAAAGATATTCATACCTCTAGGATTAGAATGTTCTCCTATCATCAAAATGATGCAGGCGAATAATGGTATGAATATAAATTCCATTTATTATTTTCCGAATGCTTTACCAGCTTCACTAATACCAAAACAACCTAATGTCACTACAACAAAAGATGTGTATATTGTATCAGATATTTCTAATGGAACTCCGTCCATTGCTGTAATTAAATCAAAAATACCAAATGCAACCATCATAGAGAAAGATATAAATCCAACAATTGCTTTTTCATTTACATCGTTGTCATCTAAGAATATATCTAATACTCTTCTTTTCTTTCTTGGTGCAATAGATTTTTTCTGTGCTTCTGCATCAGCTTTCATCTTAGCAATTTCTTTTTCTTTCTCATATAGATTATTGATTAGTTTATCATACTTCTCTAAATCTATTTCGACTTCGTTTCTGCTATCTACATTTTCACTCATCGTTTATATTTCCTTTTCTGTTCTTCGAGTCTTTCGTTCTCCTTCTTTATATGCTCCTGCAAGAGGGCTACATATATCTCCCTCTCCCACGGTATCATATTTTCTAGCTCTGTTAAGCTATAGTTATGATGTTGCATCATCGCAAAATTCACCTTGTAATGATTTACAAGAGTATCATGCGAGAGGGCTAGGTAAAAAAACTTTGGAGTCCTTTTAACTCGACCTTATTCTCATGTCCACACTTTGGACATTTATATTCAATATCTTTTTCAACAGTTGGCATAGCTGAAAAGAATTCTGAAACCTTTGCAAATTGCGGAGAACTTAAACTTTCATAAAAGTTAATTATATTCTCCCTAGTTTCATTCTCACAGTCATATACTTCCTCTTCATCAAATATAGTTTCAGTGCAATCAACAATCATATCGAATACACTTGATACCTTTTCCATATCAGCTTCTTGATATTTCTCAGCTATCTCCATCGATGGAAAGTTAAATGTCACACCTATCTTATCATCTAATTGTATTACATTAGATTCTGGCATTTTAGAAACCGTTATAGTATCTAAATCTACCTGAACAGCTGCAACACCTCCACATCCTTCAGCTTGACATTTCATATTTAAATCAACTACTTCACCAACACTTTTGGCTCTTAGTTGTAAAAACATATATTCAAAATCAAATAATGTTAATCTTGAAATATCAATGTCATCTTTTACGCAATCTTTAATTACGCTTTTTAAAGCTCTAAATGTTTGCTTTTGGTCTTTCGATTCCATTGCAATCATAAGAACCTTTTCTTCTTTCACAGTATAAGGTCGAAATTCAATCTCTCGACCCGTAGACGGAACTTCCATTAAGTAAGTTGCCGTCTTCATTTGTGGCAATGCCATATTATTATCCTCTCATTACGTTAAAAAATCTGCTGCCGATCTCAATGCAGAAGCTGTTGAACTAATTGGACCTTCTGGTTTGTATTTGTCATAAGCCCAAGTCACTGTGACTTCTTGCATTGTATCATTTGCAGCATTATCTAATTCAACAGCTGATAAGTTTGTTGGAAAACATTTTTCCATTCTTACCCCGTAAACCGGAATATTCTTCTGGTTTAATTGTTGAATCACCACATCAACCGAGTAATCACTTTTAAATCCTACTCGATAAGATTCTGTATCAAATATGCCTGACATCCAAGTCTCAAACATATTCTTAATATAATAGTCGTTAGTTAATCTAAAAGTCATACTAACTTCTTCATCAATAAACGTTTGTGGATATTTATTCTGTTGTACATGCATATCTGCATCAAATGTAGATATTGTTCTACCTGGAAGAGTAGCTTTAGAACAAAGAATAGATATATCCCTTGGATCGTTTATTAAATTCTGTATACTAAATCCACCAGAAATAATTGAACCAACTATGTTTTCTGGATTTAAATTTAGTAAGGAAACTGCAGGTGGTGCAAAGATAACTTGGAATCTATTCTGTGGAGCTAATCCGCCTTTCTTTGAGATAACTGATTTTATGCTATCTATACTCATTAAGCTCTCCTAGCAATTTTAGCTGATTCAGTCCAAACTGCTTGTTTTCCTTTCTTCTTAAATTGTTCTGTCGGTAAGAATATAGCTATTTCCCAATCTGTCATTGGTACACGTGATATACGAGAAGCTACATGTTTACTTAAATAATGTTTAAAGCAAGGTTTAAATTCTTTATATTTTCTTACACCTTTTAATAATTTATACCTTGCACGTATTCTACTTTTATCTGTTATTTTAGCTGGTGCTGTTGCCATTAGCTCATCTAAAAATAAAGCTCTTGGTTTGTAATTTAAATAGTGTAGATTTAATCCATAGAAACCACCCTTTGCAGGTTCTAACATAATTGTCAATGGAAATCTATCGTAATACGGTAATGTCTCTTTAAACTTAGGATCGTAGAAATACATATACATATTTCCAGCAAGAGTTCTTCCTACTTTATCTAATGCATCATCTTTTAAAACTTTCTCTCGGCTAACAGTACCAAGTTCTCTTACTTTCTTTTGGAACCATTTTTTACTTTGGTCTGTTCTTGTTGTAATTCCTGCACGGAATGCTTGCGCCGATATTGTGTCGAATAAACTTGCCATATATCTATTTATGCTAACTCTTCAGTAGTTTTATACCTAAATTCTTTAAAGTATCTTCTGTCCATACTTGGAATTTCCATCCCTTAGCATCAGCAAATTCCGAAGCTGCTGTCCATTTATCTGTATTTTTGACATAGGTTAATACCTCATTTAGATACTTTTTGGACTTTCTTTTCGGTTTTTTTGGTGGAACTGTTTCTTTTTTTGGTTTAATTTCAACTAAATAAGTATCTCCATTCTTCATTTGTATTAGTAAATCTACAAAATAACGATGTAGTTTCTTATCTATTTGGTACTTATAAGGTATAACAATCTCTTCACTATTCCAATATTGTACATTTGGATTGTCTTCACACCATCTAAAACATTGTCTTTCCCACAAAGAACGATACACGACCGCACTCGCGTCGCCCGCGTACTTTTCTTTCTTTTTAATTTTATATTTACCTTTGTAACTCATATAAATAAACCTATAAACATTTTAATAGTATTTATACGGGTAAGAAATGGCAGAAATAAATAAAGACAAAGAACCGGTTAGTAAAATAATAGCTTTCCCAAGATCTTTAAGGTCTAAAGCAGATGATAAGATGCCACATGTATGTTTTTCACTTACAGGAAAAGCTACAGAAGCACAAGGCTTTTCTACAGAATTAGAAAGAATTCATTTATACATTCCAGCAGGATTCCAAGTACAAGATGGTGCAAACTTTAATACTTTAGAATTAGGTGCATTAATGGCTGCTAGGAAAGTTGCGGATCGAGGCCCAGGAGTTAAAGCTTCAGAAGTTTTTAGTGGTACTGATAAAACGGTTATGGGATTAAAAGCAATTGAAGGTATAACTGGCGATGGTGGAACTGCAGCATTAGGAGCAATGGAACAAGGAGTAGCGTTTAATCCACAAACAGCATTAGCATTTGAATCAGTAAATTTAAGAACATTTGGATTTGCTTTTACTCTAGTTCCAGAATCTGCAGATGAAGCAGAGGATGCAAGACGTATCGATAACTTCTTTCGAAAGTATATGTACCCAACAACAGAGACAGGATTCTCTTTAAAATATCCACCTAAATTTAAAATACAATTCTTTATTGGAGAAAAAGAAAATCCTTTTATGCCGATGATTCATGATTGTTATTTAGCAGGGGTTGATTCAACATATAATCCAGATTCGAATGCATTCTTTGTAGACGGACAACCAACAGCAATTAACTTAAGCTTAAGCTTTAGTGAAACTAAACAACTTACAAGAACAGATTTATTTAAGGATAGTTCTGGTGCAGAAGACCCAGCATTTGATTATAGTCGACCTGGTTCTTATCCAACTAAATAGAGGTAGTAATGGCATTTTTTAGACAATTTCCAAAAGTAGAATATGACTTTAATCGCGAAGGTGTAATTAATAATATGGTAGACATTTATAGAAGTGTTAGACCATTACAAAATTTTGTAGATGATACTGCAGCTTATATTTACTATGAAGTAAGAAATGGTGAAAGACCAGATATTATTTCAAATAAATTATATGGTAATCAAAACTTCTATTGGACATTCTTTGTAGTAAATGAAACTTTACACGATGGATTACAAACTTGGCCAATGTCACAAGAAGATTTATTTACATATATTGAAAGAGAATATGAAGGATATGCTATTACAACAAACCCAGTTATTCGAAGAGATAGCGATGGACTGATTACAGCATTTGAAAATTCTTTAGCAGGTAGTGTACCAGGAACAACAACAGGTAAATTTCAGTTAGGAGAAACAATTCGAGGTGGAACATCTAATGCTACTGGAACATTAGTGAAAAAAGATTTAGATTTAAATCAGTTAGTCGTACAAAATGTCACTGGTGCATTTCTTGGCGATCCAACTCCTCCAAGTGGAAATAACATAACAGAAAGAATAACTGGACTAACATCTGGAGATTTTGTAGATTCATATCAAGCTTATAAATATGCAGAAGCACCACATCACTGGTTTGTAATAGGTGATAAAGAAGAAAAGGTAGTCACAAATAGTGCATACATTTCTACTGGGGTTTCCCAGAATGATATAACCTTTAAATCAAACCGTGCAGTTGTAGAAGAAATTAATGATGAAAGGTCTAGAATACGAGTTATCGCTCCTTCTTACATAGAACAATTCGCAGACCAATTTGAGACTTTATTAAATGCCTAGAACAACAAGACAGATAGGTGAAGTTTCCGCTAACCCGGAAGCATTTAATCTTGTACGTGCAACACTTACACATCATGATGAATTCGATGTAGATATAAAAGGTCTAATTCAAAAAATAGATATAATCGAAGATATAAACAAACCATTTTTAGAAGTAATTGTTTTTATAAAAGATTCAACTAATTTCTTAGAACTTGCACACATTAATGGTCATGAAGATTTGTTTATTAAAGTACAAAGAGAAGCCGGTGGAGAAGTAAGAGATTCAAAAGAAACATTTGAATTAGTTTTAAAAGTTGCAGAAGTATTTAATTATATTAGAGAAGAACCTGGAGTACAATATTATAAGTTAAGATGTGTATCAGAACACTTATATATGAATCAAACTAAAGTATTAAGAAGGTCTTTCCAAGGGTCAATTGGTAAATTAGTTGAAGATATTTGTGATAAAGATTTAGAAATACCTATTAAAACTATTAACAGAGATACACAAGAAATAATAAAAGGAATATATCCTACACTTAGACCAATACAAAGTATTAACTGGTTATTAAGAAATGCTTATGATAACGGAACACCATATTATTTTTACGAGACAACACAAGATGGAGTACAGTTTAATTCTTTAGAAAATTTATATGACCAAGAAGTTTATAATGAGTATGAATTTAAACCTTTCTTTGAACATGATATGGGAACAAAAGCAGGGTTTGACGAACAAGCAAGAAGAATTAGTAGTTTTGGTTCTGAATTAGGAATGTCTAAATTAGAAGGAATGGCAAATGGTTCTTACGCTGCAACTTTACATTCTTTAGATATAGCTAAGAAAGAATACAAAAAAGACTTTTATAGTTACGAAGAAAGTCAACCAAAAAAAATAGAAGCTAAAAATCCATTTTCTGAAAACACAGTAATAGGAGAAGGACAAAGAAAATTATCAGAGATGAAAGAAGGTAAAAATTATTTCTTGTCCAGAAACACTGGTGCATTTACTGGTCATAAGAATTATCATGAACCAAATCATATTACAATGATGAAAGGTAATTCACATTTAAGTACAATTAATTTTATGACACATAACTTTGTTTTACCTGGAGACTTTAATATGACTGTAGGTAAATTAATAAAATTAAATATTGTAAAAGCTTCAGAGATGAAAGAGTTAGATGACCCGACAGTTCCACTAGATAAATATCTTGGTGGAAAATATTTAGTTACGTCGGTACAACATTCGATAGGACCAGAATCATATCAGATGTTTTTAAGGGTTCAAAAAGATTCTTTAGAAAGAGGTATTGAGTTAGGAAAATAATGAAAAGACAAGACGACCAATTTGTAGGTGGCCAATTTGATTGGTTTATAGGAGTTGTAGAAGATACAAACGATCCTGAATTATTAAATAGAGTTAAAGTTAGATGCTTTGGTTATCACACAGAAGATAAAGCAGAGCTACCAACAAAAGATCTTCCATTTGCTACAGTTATGATGCCAACTACTTCCGCAAGTGTAGAAGGTATAGGACAAAACCACCAGCTGTTATCTGGTTCTTGGGTGGTTGGATTCTTTCGCGATGGACCAAGTGCACAAGACCCGATGATTATGGGAAGTATTATGTCTTTCACAGAAAAAGAAAGAGATACTAATTTAGGATTTTCAGGTACATTTGGAAATAAAGCAGGAATATCCGATGTTCCATTAGAAGTAGATTCTTTAAATGCAAACCAGGTCACAAAAACTGTTGGTGGTCATTTATTCGAATTAGATAACACAGTAGGTGAAGAAAGAATTAATATGACACATGGTCAAAATTTATCTTCAATAGAAATAGATAAAGATGGAATAACTCAAATACTAAGTACAAATCACGATAATACCCACATATTAACTTTAAATCCAAAACGGAATACAATTAATTTATTCCACGATTCAGGTACTAGAATCGATATATTAGCTGATGGAACTGTTTCAATAAATGCAGTAAATGATATAGTTAACATAGATGGTGATACAACTATTACAGGAAAACTACACGTTACGGAAGAACAAACAAATGATAAAACAATTGTAGCTCAAGGAACAATAACAGATAGCGGTGCAACATTAGCATCACATACACATCCAGGTGATTCGGGAGGAAATACCGGTTCTCCTAATTAATTCGTATAAATAAAGACATGGCTTCAACATTAATACAATCAGATAAAAGTATTTCAGGCAATCTTTCTAAATCAAAGGTTGTTGCTCGTAAAAAAGGTCATAGAGATTTAGACCTTAAATTAGGAATACATCCGATTCGAAAAGATTTAAATGTATTAAAAGATGATAATGCAATTAAGAATGCAATTAAAAATCTATTAGTTACAAATGCAAACGAAAGACCTTTTCAACCATTTCTTGGTGCAAACCTAAGAGGTTTATTATTTGAACCTGCAGATGCTTTAACTAAAATTGCATTAAGAGAAAATATATTAGAAGTTATAAAGAATCACGAACCAAGAGTAGAAGTTCTAGATATTGATATAAAAGATTTAGCAGACCAAAATGCTTACAGAATCTTAGTTAAAATGAGAATAAAAGAATTCGACAATAATGATACGGTCGAAATAGTATTAAGAAGGTTAAGATAAGATGACAACAAATTTAAAAGTCACAGAACTAGATTTTGCTGATATAAAAGAAAATCTAAAAGCATTTCTAAAACAACAAACAGAGTTTAATGACTACGACTTTGATGGTTCTGGTATGAGTGTATTACTAGATGTGCTAGCATATAATACACACTACAATGCTATGAACGCACACTTTGCATTAAATGAAGCATTCTTAGATTCTGCACAAATAAGAGGTAATGTAGTCACAAGGGCAAAACTATTAGGTTATGTACCGCGATCAATTTTATCTCCAAGAGCAACAGTCACGATAACAGTAGACGTATCTGCAGAAAGTGGAACCATTCCAACAACTCTTACATTACCAAGAGGAACAAAATTAAAAACTCTAATTGGAGGTGAAGAATTCCAATACGTGGTTTTAGATAATCATACAGCACCTTTAGAATCAAATAAATTTATATTTAGTAATATAACTATATGTGAAGGTTCTTTTCGAGAAATTAAATACAGAGTTGATAACGATATAGAAAATCAAAAGTTTCAATTATCAGATGACCATGCAGATACTTCCACATTGCGTGTTCGTGTACAAGAAAATGAAGAAAGTACTGCGTTTGATATTTACACTAAGTTCGAAAGTCTTTCTACAGTAAACGAAGAAACTAAAACTTATTACTTACAACAAAATTCAAATGAATACTTTGAAATATATTTTGGTGATGGTGTGACAGGATTTAAACCAACAAATAATAATATTGTTACTTTAGACTATGTTATAACAAAAGGTGATGAATCAAACGGCGCAGGTGATGCGGTTAATTCACTAACTGGATTTAGTGCAGTAGATAATGTAGGAGGTTTTTCTACAATTACAATTCAAACAAATGCTTTATCTGCAGGTGGTGTTGAAGAAGAAACATCAGAGTCGATTCGATTTAATGCACCACTTACATTTACTTCACAAAACAGAGCGGTGACTGCAGATGATTACGCAGCAATAATTAAAAAATCTTTTGCAAATATAGATTCTATATCAACATGGGGTGGTGAAGACCAAGACCCACCGGAATATGGAAGAGCTTATATTGCAATCAAACCTTTACTATCACAAACATTAACAGCAGATGAAAAAGCAGAAATAACTGGTACAATATTAAAAGGTAAAAATGTCGTTTCGATTACACCAGAAATTGTAGACCCTAATTTTACTAATTTAGAATTAGATGTATTCTTTAAGTATAATCCAAACTTAACAGATAGAAGTTCTACAGATTTACAAACAGTTGTAAGAGATACAATAAAAGATTATAATTTTAATAACTTAAATAAGTTTGATGGAGTATTTAGACATTCAGAACTATTAAGAAAAATAGATAACTCTGACCCATCTATTTTAAATAGTACAGTTAGACCTCGTATGTTTCAGAACATTACACCGGTAAACAATGCTTTAAATAATTTTGATTTAGTATTTACTTCACCATTCTTTCAATCTGGTGATTCAACATCATTTGTTTTAAATAGTACAGCTTTTAAAATTAACAGTGAAGATTGTTTCTTTGGTGATATACCAATCGCTGGTTCTACGACTAGACAGGTTATTGTTTATAAAAAAGTAGCAGGGGCAAATGTGACTGTAATTGCAAACGCAGGAACACTTGATGTACCGAATGGAAAGATTACATTAAATAGTTTCCAACCAGATACAACTGACGTTATAAGATTAACACTAACACCTAACTCATTAGACTTAGCACCAAAAAGAGACCAACTATTAACTATTGATGATACAAGAGTGACAATTACTCCAGAAATAGATACAATCGCAGTTAGTGGCTCAACAGGTTCAATTAATTATACAACAACATCTAGATTTAAAGGATAATGCCAACATATACTGAAAAGAATTCACCAGGTTATATCGAATCTTCTGGTTCTACTAAAAATAAAACAAAAGAAGATATTAGATATTCCCAGCTTTTACCAGCACACATCCTGGAAGATGCTCCAATGTTGGATAGCTTATTAAAAGCTTATTATACCTTTTTAAATTTAGATGAATTTATTTACCAGGAAACAAAAACATTTACTGATGTTATATTAAATGGACAAGCACAATTTAGAATACCAGACCCAGAAAATAATAACGATGAATTTTTCGTGGATCCTACCGGTGCTAGTTCTACATTGGTTATTCAGAACTTAGATGGAACAACAGCTAATGTTTCTTTAAATGATATTAATGTTGCAATTTCAAATGGTAATGAACTTCCTGGTTCTTTAGCAAACTTAGCAACAGAAACTGGTAAAACATTTACTGTCACAGGATTAAGTGCATTTAATAGTTTATCTTGTACACTTACAACAATTGTAAAAAAATATGTTGGTCCTGGTCCATCGAATGTTATGAGTTCGATAGAAGGTGCTTTAGATATAGACCAAAACTCTTTAAACTATTTAGAGTTAATGCAAAAAGAAATTGCAGCAGCAATTCCAAGAAACGTCACTGTTAACAAAAGAAATCTATATAAACAAATATTAGACTTTTATAAGTTAAGAGGTAATTCAGATTCTATAGAAATATTTTTTAGATTATTATTTAACGAAGAAGTTATTGTAGAAAGACCGTATGATAAAACTCTTATACCTTCTTCTGGTAATTATGATACTAGTCAAAACAGATATTTAGATAACCGAGGATTCCTATCTGACAGAATAAAGTTACAAGATAGTTTTAGATTCCAAAAATTTAGTTATTTAATTAAGACTGGTAAAAACGTATCTGATTGGAAAGATGTTTATGATAAGTTAGTACATCCAGCTGGGTTTATATTCTTTGGTGAGATTCTAATATTATTAAATTTAGTTAATGTTGGAACACAAGCTTTTAGAAAACAATTACCATCAGTTGCAGGAGTATCAAGAAAATTAAATTCTGCAATGCCAATCAGACAACCTGGTGCAATTGGTATAGAAGATATTCCAATATTAGTTGAAGCTTTTGTATCTTCTTTCTTACCAAACTTAGATGCTAGAATCCATAAGTCTGGAACAGTAGCATTAACACTAACATCTGGTCAATTAACAAAAGTAGAAGTTTTAGAACCAGGATTTGGATATTCAAGTGCACCAGCAATTACTATTAGTGGTGATGGTTCAAATGCAGCAGCAACGATTGGTATTACATCGAACGGACAATTAGATGTAGATGCAATTACAATATCAAATGCAGGTTCAGGATATACACAAATTGCAGGATCGGTTGCAGCTAATCCTAGCGTAGGTAAATTAGCAGCTATAGATATAAGTGCATTAGCAGATAAAAACTTTGATGTTGCACCAACATTAGTTTTCGAAGCTCCAACATCATTAGATGTAAATGGACAACCATTGGGAACAAATGTCACAGCAACTGCAACTTTAAATATAAATTCTGATGGAGAAATAACTGGTACTACGATAACAAATCAAGGAAATGGTTATGTAGTCGATCCTATAATCCGTATCGAAAGTAAAGTTAATAATGAACAAAGAGCAAAAGATTTAGAACCTATTTTAAAGATTAACTTTAATCATAAACCAGATAATAGTGAAACACTTGATGAAAATAGGTCTTTTAATCTAAAAGCACCGTTCGATAGACAAAGAATTTATAACAATAACAATAGAATTGAGCAAATTGCATCAACACAACTACAAAACGTTGGTTCAATTAGTATAAATAGATATAACGTTGGCAGTATTGTCCACGAAGAAGTAATATAAGAGGAAACAAAAAATGACGGCGATAGTCACATCAGATTTTAGGGTCATAAATGTAGAAAATTTTAAAGATGACGTAACAAACCATAGCATGTACATTGCAATTGGTAAATCAGACGTTTGGTCAGGTTCTATATCAGATACAACTGATTCAACTAGTATTGGGACAGAATTCCCACCAAACGATCACTTAGATGATATTGGAGAAGCAAGAGCCAATTTTATGGCGATGCAAAGAGTAAATGCTGCAGACGTATCACACGTAGTTCCAAGATACCAATGGACTTCAGGTAGAAGTTATGTAGCTTGGGATTCGAATGATGGTTCTATATTTGATAAAGAATTTTATATCATCACATCAGAATTTAAAACTTATAAATGTATTAAAGCTGGAGCATCAGGTTCTACAGTACAACCTACACAAACATTAACAGTACCAACTGCAGAATCAGACGGATATACTTGGAAATATATGTACACAGTTCAAGTTGCTGATTCAGAAAAATTCCTTACATCATCGTACATGCCAGTTAAGACTGTTTCCCTTAACTTTAATAACGATGCAGCAGCTCAAGCAGCTTTAAGTGAAGGAGATTACGCACAATACTTAAACCAAAAAGCTTCACGTGACCACGCGAACGCGGGAGGTATCGAGAGAGCAGAAGTTAGCGCAGCTGGTTCAGGATATACTTCAGCACCAACAGTGACTATTACTGGTGATGGAACTGGTGCAACTGCAACAGCAACAGTGACAAATAATACAGTCACAGCAATTAATATTAC